ATTACGGGCGGCTGACCCCGTTATTGATCAAGGCGATCCAGCAACAGCAGGAGATCCTCCAGGTCACTTTGACGCGCCTTGCTGCGCTAGAGGCCATGAAATGACCGCGCCACAGCCTAAACCGCCCAAGCCGCAGTATTCATTCACCTCTTTTCAGGTGAATAACCCGACCGCGCCGCCGCCAGGGGACAAGCTCGATAGCGAGCACGCCCAGACCGCCAAGGTGATCTCGGACGTGATTGCCTGGGTCGGGACCAGCCTCAACAGCGACGGCTCGCTGAAGGCCGCCCCAAAGTCCGACCCGACGCCGATCGCTGGGGCTGACGGCACCGCTTTGGCGAGTGATTACGCCACCCTGGCCGGGGCCTGGGCCGAGCATATGCCGGACACCATCCCGCCCAATATCCTGGCTTTTATGGATGTCACCGGGGACCACTGGTCCTCGCGCTGGTGGGCTAATTTCGCGGCGCAGATCGTCCAGTCGATCGACTGGTCGCATTTACCGCCGCCGCCGCCGGGGGCTCCTATCGTGGTGACCGGCAACATCGCTTTACCCAACAGTGCCGCCGGATCGGTAAACGTCCAGGGTAGTGGAACCTCGATTACGATTACGTTGCCGGCCAGTCCGGTGCTGGATCAGACGCTTAAATTCAAGGATGCCGCCGGCAACGCCGGGACCCATCCGATCACCATCGCCGCCGCGCCGGCGACGATCGACGGCTACCCGAACTACACCCTGGTGTCCGACTATATGTCGCTGGAAGTGTTTTGGATGGGCAGCCAGTGGGGAACCCGTTGATGCGATTTCTCCTGGCCTTGCTGCTGTTCACGTTGCTGCCCGGTCCCGGCACAGCGCAGAACTTCGGCAATATTAAGCCGAACACGGTCATCGGCAATCCCGACCCGAGCGCGTCGAAACCTGCGAAACCGCGAGCGTTCGACTTCTTCTCGCCAATGGATTTCGGTGCCAAAGGCGACGGTGTCACGGATGACACTGCCGCCATGCAGGCGGCGATCACCGCGGCGAGCTCCGGCACGCTCGTTCTCGGCCCCCGGCTTTACGCCATCGCCGGGCCCCTCGCTTCTCAAGGGACAATCCATATCGTTGGTGCTTTTAGCGGAGGCGGGCAGACCGGGTGGTCGACTGGCGGCAGCTATGGCACCTGCCAGACAGGCTTGCGCCAGAAGACCGCCAACATCACCCTGCTCACGCTCTACGGCAACGGTTCCGTGCTGAAGGACGTGTGCTTTGACGCCCCTGGCGTGAACAACACATCCGGCGCGGCGGTTCAGGTCATTAACTTCAATGCCACGACGCCGGCCCATAACATCCTCATCGAAGGTAATCAGTTCAACGGGTTCTGCAACAGCGTCGACGCGACAGCGGTCGCCACGGGTGGCGCGCAGATTGTCGGCACGCACATTGTCCGCAACTCGTTTCAGCCCGTTAACAACACCGGGTGCCACGCGATCTGGATCGGCCGCCTGTCACCAGGGGGCAAGACCACCGACACCCATATCCTTGAGAACTCTATCTTCTGCCCGTTTGACGGGGCTGCCAACCAGAGCGTGGCTAATGTCGATGGCGTCTACCTGACCGACAGCGGTGGCTCGAACATCCGCGGTAACGACATCGTCGCGTGCCTTCACGGCACTTACCTCTTTCCCGGGGCAAATCAGGCGGTTAACGGGTTCTTCTTCAACAGCACGATCCCCGGCGACAGCTCCAAGGTCAACGACCTCCTGATCGACACGGCCGCGGCGACCGGCACAGTCGCACAGGGCAAGATCGTCGGCTCCTGGATGGCCTCGGCGCTCGCCACCAGCGTAGTCGTCCAGAACACGGGCGGCGGGACGGTCAGAGGCATCCATTTTGTCGGTGATACCTTTTATCCGCGGCAGAACGTTAACGGCGTCGATGTTCTCGCCGGTGACGACATCACTTTCACCGGGGGCGCCGCCTGCGCGATGAACGTCAGCAGTGGGACGATGCTGAACATCGTCACCGCGGGCTCGGTCGGTATCCACGACATGGTGATCGGGGCGTGCGACAGCACCGTCGCCGGCTATACTATCCAGAAAGGGATCAGCTACCACCCGGCAACGGCAGGCAAGATCTCGATTACCGGCAACCAGATCTACGGGACGGACGCCTTTAGTCCTGTCCTTCAATATGCCCCCGGGGTGCCCCCGACGAGCGCGGTCATCGCCAACAATGTCGGGGTCGACGACATAGCGACCATCACTGTCGCCTCGGCAGCGACGATCAACATCCCGGTAAACCCGTCTTTTACCATAACCGGCAACGCCGCGATCTCGACGATCAACGGCGGCTGGCCCGGGCGCTGCGTCAACATCGTCCCCGCCGGCGCATGGACGACGGTCACCGGCGGCAACATCAACCCGGCGGTCGTCGCGGTGACCGGGGTGATGAAGCAGGCATGTTTTTCGGGAACAACTTGGTACTTCCAGTAGTGGAGCGCGAGCCTATGGCTGTCGATCTTGAAACTGTCACCTTGATGTCGACTTATCGGGTCGGCTTTCTGCCGCCCAAAGCGGGCAGTCTTGCCGCGGGTGAACTCTATGTCGAAGTCGCCCCGCCCGACGCTCCTGCCGTGCCGCGGATCTGGGTCGGCACCCCGAAATATACCGAGACTTCCGGCGATATCGCCCTCTTGCTTCCGGCGAACTCGGCGCCGATCAACCTTGCGGTCCCTCATGTCTACCAGGAAGGCGCGCAGATGGTCTGCACCATGGGTGAGTGGGTCGGCGAACCGACCGAGTATCACTACCTCTGGCAGCTCGATGGCGCGGATGTCGGCATCGACGACGCGCGATACGACATCATGGACCCCGACGATGTCGGCAAGACCATGACTTGCGTCGTTTCGGCGGCTAATGCGAACGGCTCGGCCGACGCGCCCCGGTCTAACGAGGCTGTCGTTGAAACGCCCGCAGTTTAGGAGACCTCGGATGCCCAAGAAAAAGGAAGCTGCCTCTGAAACGCCCCCGGAGGTGGTGCAGACGGCTGAGGATGTCGCAGAGCCTTTCGCCGCCATAAATGTGCCTCCACCGCATCCCGGCATGAATACTTTTCGGGTCTTGAAACAGGCTTTTCGCGAGTATCACAGTGGCGCCGCGGGGTTGTTGACGATCGCCACACCGGCGGGACAAGCCCATACCGCGCCTTTGACGGTCTCGGGGACCGTCGATGTCGATCGCACGGTGATGACTTTGCCCCCGGCGGTGAGGATCGACCTCGCGCAGGGTGGTGTCAACGTTGCCCGCCTTCACGCCCCGGTGACCGCGGGGGTCCCGGGCACCTATACCGTGACTTTCCTGGCGAACGTCCTTGCCGCCGGCTCGGCGACGGCGACCGCCAACTCGGAAGTACCCTTAAAGACCGCGGTAAGTTCCGCCTTCACCATGACGTGAGTGATGTCGCCTGACGTTGAACGCTACGAAGCTGTTTTGAAGAGGCTGATCGCGGTTACCGAGGCCGAGACCTCGATGCTTGCCTTTACCCGCCTGATGATGCCGAGCCCGCGCTACCCGGACGATCCCGATCACTCGCGTTACGAGGTGCAGCGGTTTCACCAGGTGATCTGCGCCGCGCTTGAGGAGCTCGATGCAGGGCGTATCCGGCGGCTGATCATCAATCTCCCGCCGCGGCATGGCAAGACCCAGTTGGCCTCGAAGATGTTTACCGCCTGGTTTGCCGGTAAACACCCCGAACTCTCGGTCATTTTCGGCACATACAATGAGAAATTCTCCCAAGATATCGGTCGGGCAGTGCGTGACATCATGCTCTCGCCGGCCTATGCCCAGGTCTTTCCGCAGACTGTGCTCAAGGATGACAGCAAAGCCTCAGACCGCCTGGAGACCTCCCAAGGTGGCGTTTTGGCTTTTGTGGGACGTGGTGGCACTACTACTGGCCGCGGCGGCGATCTGCTTTGCATAGACGATCCGATAAAAGACCGCATGGAGGCCGACAGCCCGACCATCCGCGACACCTTATGGACCTGGTTTACCCAAGTCATCGCCTCGCGGCTGATGGACGAGACCGGGCGGATCATGTTGATCCAGACACGTTGGCACCAGGATGATCTGATCGGCCGCCTCACTGACCCGCACAACTCCTATTACGACCCGGAGGAGGCCGCGGAGTGGCACATTATCGATCTTCCGGCGCTGGCCTTTGATGACGGCAAGGACCCTCTCCGACGCGAGACCAACGAGCCGCTCTGGCCTGGCCGATTTGGCAAGACTTACCTGCAATCGCTGCAGCGCCGTGATGTCCGCGGCTTTTCGGCGCTTTATCAGGGGAGACCCTCGCCGGCTGGCGGCACTTTTTTCTCCGTCGACTGGCTGCATACCTACCGCCCGAACGACTTGCCGGCCAATCTGCGCTGTTACGCCGCCTCCGACCACGCCGTCGCCCTTAAGCAGGGCTCGGACAAGACCTGCCTGATGGTGGTCGGCATCGACAAAGAGGACACTATCTGGGTCCTCCCCGATCTGGTGTGGCGGCAGATGAACGCCGAGCAGACGGTCGAGGCTATGTTGCGGATGATGAAGCTGCATCGCCCCCTGTTCTGGTGGGCCGAGCGCGGTCACATCTCAAAGTCCTTGGGGCCGTTTCTCCGAAAGAGGATGCTGGAGACCCACACCTTCTGCAGCCTTATCGAGATGCAGCCGATCGCTGATAAACAGACCCGTGCTCAGTCCATTCAGGGCCGCCTCAGCATGGACCGGGTGCGCTTCCCCGAGCGCGCCCCCTGGTGGCCCGCGGCGCGGGACCAGATGCTGAAATTCCCTTACGACGCGCACGATGATTTTGTCGACACCCTGGCCTATGTCGGTCTCGGCCTGACCCTCCAGGTTTCGGCTAGCGAGCGGCGGGACAAGGACGACGACAGGCCCCTCGAAAACACCTACGGGTGGCTCAAGATGCAGCGTGACCAGGCCGAGCGCAGTGTCAAAATCGGCTACGCCTCGGGGGGCTGGTAATGGGATTAAGGAGTGGGACGATGGTCCTCGAAATCCTCTTTGTCGTCGACATGTTCTTGTGGTTCTTGTCTTGTCTGCCGGTCCCTCAAATGTCTCAGTTTGGCTGGGCGAGTAACTGGCTGGCGTTTATTGCGGTGTTGTTGCTGGGATTGTTCCTCTTCATGCCGGGGATGCGATAGGTGGCTGGCAATATGGGACCAATGGGTCCGGGACCACCGCAGCCGGGCGGGATGCCGCCGGGATTTCCCCCGCTCGACCCGTCCCCGGCGACCGTCGACCCGAACGAGCAGCCTGACCAGAACAAGTTCGTCAACCGCGACCGGCCTGACCCCGACGACCCGCGGCGCAAGCTGGTCAACCGCTGGCAGAACCGTGTCAAGCGCGCCCGCAAGCACTGGAAGACCCAGTTCCGCCGGATGCGCGAGAATATGGAGTTTTGCGAGGGCCGGCAGTGGCCGGAGATGGCTAAGAACGAGAAGCGCGACGATCGCTACGTCGCCAATATCTGCATCCGTCACGTCCTGCAGCGCACTGCCGAGCTCTACCCGAATAATCCGACGATGCAGGCCAAGACCAAGCCCAAGCTCATGGCGCAGACTTGGGACGGCAGCGGTGCCCAGCTGCAGCAGGCGCAGCAATCGTTGCTGATGGCGACCCAGTCGGGGATGCCGCCCGACCCGAACAGCATGGCGATCCTGCAGGACGCCGCGATGATCAAGCAATTCGACGAGGTGATGCAGCGTGTCGGCCGCACCCTTGAACTCTTGTACCAGTACAATATCGAGGAGCAGACCCACAGCTTCAAAGCCTCGATGAAGATGACGATCCGGCGCTCGATCGTCACCGGGGTCGGCTATGTCAAGCTCGGGTTTCAGCGGGCGATGAAGCTCTCCCCGGAGATCGAGCAACGGATCTCCGATATGTCCGAGCGTCTCGCCAATGTCGAGCGCCTGGCGGCCGATCTCGCCGACAACGAGATCCAGCCCGACAGCGCCGACGCCGAGGAGCTCAAGATCGCCATCCAGAGCCTCACCGCCGAGGGCCAGCTGATCGTTCGCGAGGGGCTTTCGTTTGATTACCCTGACTCGACGGCGATCATCCCCGACCCGCGCTGTCGCTCGCTGCGGGGCTTTCTCGGCGCCGACTGGGTGGCCCAGGAATATCTCCTCAGCCCCGAGGAGATCGAAGAAATCTACATGGTCGATGTCGGCACCGGGTACACCGCTTACGGCGAGGATGGCCAGACCACGGGTCACGAACCGACCTCCGAGCAGCACTATTACTCGGGTTACGGCAGCGGCGGCGACAGTGACGGCAACGCCCCGGCGATGCCGCTCGCCTGCGTCTGGGAGATCTACAACCGCAAAGACGGCACGGTTTACGTCCTTTGTGACGGTCACCCGGATTTTCTCCAGGAGCCTGGTCCCCCGGAAGCCGAGATCACCCGGTTCTGGCCATGGTTCGCGATCACCCTCAACGAGGGCTATGACGAGAAGACGCTCTTCCCGCAGTCCGATATCGACCTAATCCGCGACATGCAGCTGGAACTCAACCGGTCCCGCCAGGGTCTCCGGGAGCACCGTCGCGCCAACCGCCCGAAGATGGCGGTTGCCGCGGGTTTGCTTGAAGCGCCAGACCTTGAAAAGCTCCGCACTCACCCGGCGAACGCCCTTCTGGAGCTCAATGCGCTGGCCCCGGGCCAGAAGATCGATGATGTCCTGCAGGTGGTGCGGATGCCGCCGATCGACAGCGCGGTGTACGACACCACGCCGGTCTTTGAGGATGTCCTGCGGGTCCTGGGGTCCGACCAGGCCGACCAGGGGACCACCTCGGATGCGACCGCAACCGAGGTCTCGGTCGCCCAGTTCTCGCAGAACACCGACCTCTCGTCGACGGTCGACGATATCAACGACATGATGACCGAGCTCGCCCGTGGCGCCTCGGAGATCCTTGTCCTCAACGTCTCGCAGCAGACCGTGGTCCGGGTGGTCGGCCCTGGCGCGGTGTGGCCGCAACTGAACAAGCAGATGGTCGCGGACAACATCTGGCTGGAGGTCGATGTCGGCGCCAATGGCCCGCCAAACCGCCAGGAGGATGTCCAGGTCCTCACCCAGCTGGTCCCGTTGCTGCAGCGTATCCCGGGGATCTCGCCGGAGTGGCTGGCGCGGCAGCTGATCCGTCGGATGGGTGACGATATCGATGTCAGCGAGGCGTTTGCCGAGGGCGTGCCCTCGATGGAGGCGCTCAATCAGCTGATGTCGCAACCACCCGGTGCGCCCCCCGCACCCGGTGGCGGACCCGGCGGCGCGGGTAGGGGACCTCCCCGCCCGCCGGGGCCGGACCAGGACCCGAACGCCCAGGGACCGTCGGGGGTCAACCCGGCCGCCGCGACCAACGCGATGACTGGTCCCGGAACCCAGGGGTCGCTGGGACCACGCGTCCCGCCGCTCCAGGTCTACGGCAACAACGGCAACCGACCTGGTCCTGGGACCGGGCCTCCCCGCGGCGTGAACAGCAACCCCGGGCTGCCGACGCCATGACGCCGCCCATAGGTCTTGCCTTGGCGGCAGTGAGCGGGGCGATCGTGGTCGGGCTGGTGTGGCTCGCGATCTCGGTGCTTTAAAGATGCCACCTCGGAGAGAGGTCCAGCCTTTTGGAAGGGCTGGACCCCGTACCTACCGGCGGATTATGATCAGCTTGATCCTGACGGACCAGAGCACCATAATCCACGGCAGGAGCCGGCGATGGGTACGAGCCATCGTTTTCTCTCCTTGGTGGCGGCGTCGGGCTCATCCCCGGCGCCGTTTGCATTATGTCTCTTTCGGTGCCGGATAACCACGAGCGCCTGATGTGGGCGGCGCTAGGACTGGTCGCGGTCTTGGTTGCGTTTACCGGTGCGCTGCTCATCGGCAGCGTCTTCTTCGCCCCGCACAGTGATAATACTGTTCAGAAC